GTAACTACTCACCTAAGTTAGCAGATCCTAATGTTGTAGATTTTTCTGCCTTACAGAATATGAGACCTAAACAGATCATACCTACTAACGGTAATCCTGCAGGCGCAGTTGCAGATCTTCCACCAAGCACTATAAGTGCAGGTACAGTTCCCTTACTACAACACTTGCAAGTACACAAAGAACAAGCTACAGGTATGTCTAAAGCGGCACAAGGTCTTAACGACGAACTATACGTTTCAGGTAACAGTGAAATGAAGTTAAATCAGGTCATGTCTGCTAGCCAAAAGAGAATACAACATATAGCTAGAAAGTTTGCTGAAGGTGGATTCAAAAGACTATGTGAAGGTGTATACAAAACTATTCAAGACAACATGGATGAAGTAAGTATTATGTCTGACAGAAGAGGAGCAATCCTTGATGTAGATTTAAAGAGCTTACCTAAGAACATGGAATTAGAAGTTGATGTAGATTTGGGTGAAAACTCTAATGCTAACAAAAGAGATAAGCTTATGTTATTAGCCTCTCAGTTAATACCTATGCTTAAAGAATCCGGACAAAGTATGATGATTAAACCAGATGCAGTAGCTAATATTGCTTTTGATTTAGTTAATACTCTTGATCTCAAACCAGAACAGTATCTTGTAGATCATACTACTGAAGAATTTTTAGAAAAAGCTAAAAAGGCTTTACAAGTAAGTGAAGAAGAGCAAAAGAAAAACAAGGAGATTGCGGCTCGTGTTGAAGAATCTAAAGCTAAGCAAGCTGAAGCTAACTCAGTTTATACTAAGGTGCAAGCAGATAATGCTTTACAAGATAACATTAGGCAAACGGCTATTGCACTGGATCGTCATGGTCAAGAATGGGCTCGTCTCAAGACTGCGGCAATTAAGGCAGAAGTTTCGCCAGACCATCTCCCAACTCCGGGAAATATGGATGAAATAATGATGAAGGCAATGGAAATAGTTAAGTCTATTGAAGCAGCACCATCAGGAAAAGAAGGCGGTTCACTAGATGATATGGTGAAACAAATGGGTATAGACCCAGCACAAGCTGTGCAATTACTACAACAAGCAATGGGAGGCGGGCAATAGCCCCCTCTCTTAACCACACCTCTACCCTCACGGATGATGTGTTAATAAGGTAAATTATGGAAAAATACAGAGAAGCAGGTGACAAGAGGATGACCAAGAAGGTGCATCCCGATAGATTATCACAGATAGCTTTAGCGGAAGCTAAGTTTTCAACAAGCACAAGGAACAGTTTTTTCGACTCAGCATACGGAGATATCTTAGTAGATTTCTTTGTTGAGTGGTTAAAGACAGAACCTCACGAGACCAAAACAAGAGAGCATTTATATGCTTGTTCTATGGCGCTAGGTAGCGTTAAAGAAAAGTTAATTAGTATAGAAACTAAAGGTCGTAACATTCCTATTATGGAAAAGTTAAGTGAGGAGGATAGCAATGATTAAAAGTAATAACGAACAAATTAATACAGTAATAACCAATATAGAGAATTCTATTGATTACTTTATTAACCAACACACCGCAGATTTAAATGGGGCAGCTCGTATTAGAAACGATGCTCTTGTAGTAAAGGCTTTGTTTGAATATAGAACATCTTTACTTGATTTGCAGAAAGAGAATACTCCCGTAAAGAAAAGAGGAAACCCTAACTTTGGGAAAAACAATCCTTACACAACTAAGCAGGAGGTAACTAATGATGGCTGATAATAATAATTCTACCCAGACGGATGATAACATTGTTGACAGCAGTACTGAAGATCAGATGCTCGCAGACATTCTTAATAAATCAGAAATACTCCAGGAAGCTGGCGTAGTTCCGAGAGAAGAATCTCAACCCGAACCTGAACTTGAGTACTCAGAAGATATAGGAACAGAAGAAGACCTTGAAGATCCTGTAGAATCTGCCGAATATGAAGATGATGTTGAACCAGATAATGAAGAAGAGGAAGATAGTGAGAAGGAAGACGGAGATGCTGAGGCTACCGAAGTTGATACTTATGCATTAGATGACTTAGAAGACATTATGGTAACCCACAAAATTGATGGGGAAGAGGTAACTCTACCTATATCAGAATGGATTGCTGGTTCTGCAACCAAACAACATCTTAGTAAACAAGGTCGTGAGATTGGGGAAGCTCGTAAATCATTAGACGAAGAGCGTACTCAAAAATTAGGTGAACTAGAAACATTAGCAAGTGTTATTGCAAATGAAGTTTACACTGAAGAAACAGAACACCAGAAGAAGTATCACGATATCTCTCAAAAGCTCACAGCAGCACAAAAAGAGGGGGATACTTATGAAATTGGTGAGTTACTTCAGGAGCAAACTAAAGCACAGTCTGCTTATTGGGAAGCCCGTAGTAAGAGAGAAAATCTTGCAACACAGGTATCTCAACAAAAACAAAGTCTACAGCAACAACAATTCGAAGAGTCTGTAAAGTATTTTAATGATACTATAACAGATGTTATTCCTGACTGGAATTCGGATATTCAAAACTCTATAAGAGAGTTTGCATTAGAAGAAGGTTTACCGGAAGCCTTATTAAATGTAGTATCAGATCCTAGTGTTGTTAAGTTTGTAGATGAGTTTCGTAGACTAAAACAAGGAATTAAAAGTGGCGCTAAAAAACGTGCTAAGATTCCTGCCAAGAAAATGCCTGCTAAAAAGGCTAAGACACCGACTAAACGAAAACAAGATCAGGCGGCAATGACTAAAGCAAGAGCGTTTAAAGATGATGCTTCGAAAGAAGATCAAATAGCTTTCTTGAAAAGGTTTGCGCCAACACGATAAGCCAATATTCGGCTAATAACATATAGGTAAAAATAAAATGGCAACAGGACGTTATGGCACCTCAGGTGCATCAACACAAGCGGCTAACGCAGTAGGCAACCGCTTTCCTTCAGGAGCATCAAGTGCTTCTGTATCTGAAAAAGAAGATTTAGCGAACTTCATCTCAATGATTACACGAGATGAAACTCCTTTCATGTCTTCTATCGGCAAAACAAAAGCTACAGGTATATACCACGAGTGGCAAACAGACGAGCTTAAAGCTCCAGGTAACTCACGTGTTGCACAAGGTGCAGACTTCGATGCAGTTACTCCAGATGGTCGCACTACTACTGGTGGTGACCACGGTTCAGGCGGTGGTGTAGTTCTTGCAGCTGCAGATCGTAACCGTTCACGTTTAGGTAACTATACACAAATCAACGCAAAAACAGTTGCAGTATCAGGTACAAAACGTGCTGTAGATCAAACTGGTGTTGCTGATGAGTATGCATATCAGTTGAAAAAGCGTGGCACAGAAATGCGCCGTGATGTTGAAGCTGATTTAATTCACTCACTAAACGTATCTACTCCAGGTTCTGCATCAGTTGCAGGTACTATGGCTGGTGTATTTTCTTGGGCAAGTAACGTTGTAAACGTTGCGTCAACAGACTCTGGAAACACAGCTGCTCGTCTTTCTAATGCAGGTGTTACTGCAGCAGAAGCAGGCATTGGTGCTAACAACTTCTCAACAGAATCTACAAGTGCAAACGTAGGTGAGCTTGAATTGTCACACATCGACTCTATCATGCAGACAATCTATGAAGAAGGTGGTAAAGCTACTAAAGTTATGCTTTCTCCAAAGAACCGTCGTACATTCTCAACTAAAGCAAATGCTTCAGGTTCAAATGTTCGTCGTAACATAGATGAGTCAGGTAAGCTACGTCAAGCAGTAGACATTTATATGTCAGACTTCGGTGACGTTATGGTTGAGCCTAACTACATCATGGGTCTTGCTGCAACTGCAACAGGTGCTGGTGGTACATCCGCTGACGCAGTGTCTATTCAAGATGCTTTTGCACTTGTATACGATCCAATGTGGTTCAAAATGGCAACTCTTCGTCCAATGAATGAAGTGGACGTAGGCCAAAATGGTGACTCAACAGTAGGTATGTTCGTTGAAGAGACAACTCTTGAATGTTCTAACCCTAACGCTTGGGGCGTAATCGCTAACATTGGCGCATAAATTTAGGAAAGGGGGCACCTTAGGGTGTCCTCTTTTACTAATAGGAGTAATAAATGTTAATTAAAATTATAGCAAATGCTAATGCTCTAGTGATCAGTGGTGAAACTTTAATTGGAGCAGCTCAAGAAGCTACTTTTGGTTTAGGTGGTGAAAACCACGTAGAAGTTGATCCTAGCACAGGTAAGGTTACTAAAGTTTACTTATCTAGACCAGGATCTACACATAATATAATTGCAATAGGTACTAGCGCAACTACTGTATATAGAATACAAGTGGGTAATCTAACTAACGATGGTAGATTCCATACAGTACTAGACTCACTTTAATACATGAGAGGAACAGCATGGCAAAGTTTAAACATAGTTCAGCAGTAGGTGATCTCACAGGAGAAATCGTTACTGATGGGAACAAAGGCAGTAAGTGGAGAGTCGAAGGAGACATCAGCACAACTATTGCCGAAGTAAAAAGAGATAGAGAAGCAGGTAGGAATAAGAAATCACACTATCAAAAGATGTGTTCTATTCCAAACGTAATAGTATTAGAACTAAATACTAAGCATAACTTAGATATACTAGATCCAGAGTTTATGCATGACCCTGCTATGAAAAAGAAATTGGTATATCTGCTAAGAACAGAATACCCAGATTTACTAGTTATGACATAGAGGATTATTATGGCAACATACGTAGAATTTGTAGGTTCAGGAGATTATACTGGAACTAACGCAGGAATAATTAGAGACTGGGCTAACCGAGATGTTTCAGTGCTTTCTAACTCAGTAGTATCTCGGTGTATTGAGTATGCCGCTGATGAAGCTTATAAAACCTTACGTGTGCCACCATTAGAATTTACAAGAACTTATGTTGTAGATGGTACTCAAGATGAGATCACTGCAGCAGGCACTACAGGAACACCGGATGTAGGACCTAGTGCCTTTCAAGGTGGTGGTAACGTGTTAACCATAACTGCGCCCAGTGATATGATAGAAGTTATATTTATTAGAAACGCAGATACTGCTACTAAAAATATAGGTATAGTTTATAATGAAAAAGTAGATAATAGAACTTTTAATGATGGTTTTACTCAAACTAAAGATTTTCATTTTTATACTAGAATTGGTAATGAATATAAATTACATGGTACATTTAAAAGAGGTGATGAAATAGATATTCATTACTACAGAAGGTTACCTGGTTTAAACGCTACTTATTCTGCTACATTTAGTAATTGGGTTTCAGGTGTAGGAACATTAGATATTGGTGGTACAGCAACTACTTATGCTAATGCCTCTGCAGGAAATCAAACAGAAACTTATTTTAATACAAGAGTAGGTGAAAACGCCAACTACTGGGTAGGTGCTTTATCTGCTAATTGGTTAAGAGATGAAAATGAAAGAATACTTTTATTTGGTTCTCTCAAGCAAATATTTATTTATCTTAATGATAATACAGAAATAGAAAAATATCAAGCACTATTTAGCTCACAAATAGAATCATTAAATAGAGAAGAAAATGCACGTAAAGCCAGAGGTGGTAACGTTGCTATCTCGTTCTCAGGAACAAACTTAATTTAGGAGAATAAAATGGGCTTTAAAGTTTTAGAAAACGAAGTTAATTATATTGACGAAGGTAGTAGTTTTAATTATATTAATTACAACGATGATGGAGGTAGCTTTGATGATCAACCAGTAGCAACTTTAACCGTTACTTCTGCTTACGCTACAGATGCAGCAGATGCATCTGCATTAGCAACTTCTTCTAAATTAGCCGCTGAAGCAGCAAAAGTAGCCGCTGAAGCAGCACAAGCTGCAGCAGAGATAGCTAAAAGTAATGCTGAGACTGCAGAGAATAATGCTGAAACAGCTGAAACTAATGCTGAAACAGCTGAAACTAATGCTACTAACAGTGCAAATTCTGCTTCTACAAGTGAAACTAATGCCCAATCTTCAGCTTCAGGTGCTCTTGCAGCAAAAGTTGCCGCTGAAGCAGCACAAGCTGCAGCAGAAGCTATTGATGTAATTACAGATGCTACTGTTTCAATAAGTACTTTAACTCCAGGATCTTCTGCAACCGCTAGTGTTACTGCTACAAACGGAACGGGTGCTTTTTCATTTGGTATTCCAAAAGGGTTAACCGGTGATCAAGGTATACAAGGTATTCAAGGTATTCAAGGACCTGCAGGTAATGATGGTGCTGATAGTACCGTAGCAGGACCTACAGGAGGTCAAGGACCTATTGGCCCTCAAGGACCGGAAGGTGCTGCAGGAGGACAAGGTAATGTAGGTTCACCAGGCCCTGCTGGTCCTCAAGGTTTAGATGGACCTCAAGGTATTCAGGGAGAAACTGGACCACAAGGAGCTACTGGAGCAACAGGCCCAGTAGGTGCTAATAGTACAGTAGCAGGTCCAGAAGGTCCAGAAGGTCCAGAAGGTCCCCAAGGCCCTCCAGGTGCCGACAGTACAGTAGCAGGACCAGAGGGTGCTACAGGTCCTGCAGGAGCTACAGGTCCAGCAGGGGCTGATGGAAGTGACGGAGCTGACTCAACTGTAGCAGGACCGCAAGGACCGCAAGGACCAGCAGGGGCTGATGGAAGTGGTGATACAAGTAACCTTTTACCTCTAGCTGGTGGTACTATGACAGGTAACATCGATATGGGTAACCATAGTTTAATCTTTGGTGACTTCAGAATGCAAAGACAAGGAAATAATTTAATTTTCAAACATAACAATAATGTTATTGCACTTCTCAATTCTATAGGGAACTTTAAAATTATTGGTGACTTAGATTCTAACCAAAACTTTATCTATACGATAGGTGGATTTACCCCCTCTCTAGTATTTGACTTCAAGCAGAACTACTACAGAACAGGCGACACAGATAGCACCCTGTCTAGCAGTGTAACTCACAGTGCCTCTAGTAATGCAACCATGACAGACTCAGATGGTAACATTAAGTGGCGGCCCCATAACTTGGTGACGTATTCAGAGGGCTTTTCTAATGGGGTTTGGTCTAAATATCTTGCTACAGTAAACTCTAATGTTACTACAGCACCTGACGGAATTAATTTTGCCGATAGTGTAGTTATCCAAGGGTCAGAGGGTGCAGTATATAGAACAGTTACCGCATCAGGCAATCACACTTGGTCAATCTATGCTAA